AATTCAAGTTCGATACAACAACTACAGATGCGAAAGCTGCAGTAGCATCCTCATTTTCAGGATCCTCTGCAGATCTTAATAATCTGAATTGTTTACCGTTAGCTGAAGTTGTTCCAATATCTAATGTAGATGATGATTTACCAGTTGTATCACTACCCGCTGATGAATTCATATCGTACGTTTCTAATATTGTAGTCACTCCAGTTGCGTCATCCGCTCCGACTACGTATTGCTGGAAAGGGTCGTCTATTACAAAGGCTGTTGTGTCTTCACTGTTAGCCGGTGTGATAGTTGCTTTGTAGAAGTTCGAAAACGTCGGCTTCAAAGTTGTTGCCGCGTTAAAGAATATTCCGTTCAAAACACCTACGATGTCTGCAGCAGAACCGTTTCCGCCTACTACATACCCGCTAGAGATTTTAACACATTCACCATTGTAAATAGTTGTGCTGTGGCCAGCATCGATTTTGTATTTTCCTTGACCTTGGATAGATGGTCCACCACCTAATCTTCCAGCTGGGATAAGTCCAAAACCTTGTGTGTTTCTGTTTGCCATAGTTTTCTCCTATTCCAATAATGGTTAACGTTAAATCGATGATAGGGATTAACCCGCGAATTCCTAATTAGGATTTCTTTGTACCACCGAAGGTTACACGAGATTGCCTGTCAACATTGATAGGCATTCTACTATCCTGCTCCTTCATAAGATCGTTTGCTACTGCTTCGCTTCGTTCCTCATGACGTTTAGTCATGTATTCCTGACGTTGCTTCGCGATCTCAACCGGTACCTTCGCAAGTAGAAGGCCACCAACTCCGATCACTCCCTTGTGTTTCCCGTCTTCGAGAATCGGATAATCACTTGCATTTTCGACTTCTTCGGCACGAACTAACTCATAACCTTCTCTTAAACGTCCAGCTATGTTTTTCGTATCTTGAAAGCCAACTACCTCAGCTCTTATCCATCTGTACCTGAATCCATCAGGTGCAGGGGGTGCATCTAAAGATGATGGTGGAACCCAAACCTTCGGTCTTTCAGATTTAGACCTAGATTGGTTCGCACGAGAAGTGTTTTTATTTTCTTTTTCCATACGCTATACCTCCTTCGTGATTTTTAATTGTTTTGCGTACTCTTCGAGTGGCACACCTAATTTTTTAGCTATTGCTACCTGTGACGATGTGAGTTTCACAGTTTTTGTCCCCGGCCTAACGACTCGTTTAGCCGAAGCGACAGTTTGCGTCGGTCTAGCCGACGAATTACTGTCCTTTATATCAAATTTATTAGGGAACTCAAGTCTTATTCTTTTATCGACTTCCGCGTAATATTCATCTGATTTTGGATCATACCCTTCCTTTTCAACTAGATCTTTATGAATCTCAAAAGCTGTAAAAGTCATTGGTCTATCTTGTCCAAACCAAGTATTTTTAGCAGCCCAAGACTCAGCTCTAGGGTCTGGGTTAGGTAATTCTGATGGAGTCTCTTTAGGAAGATTTACTGCGTCATCTAGTTTCACAGGTTTTTCTTCCGCAGGAGCTGTCTCCTTCATGACATTTAGTCTGGCTTCATCAATTGATAATGCAGCAATTCTTTTTTGAGCATTGACTTGTGCAGTAGCATCTCCAGATTCTATCGCTCTAGATAGTTCTGATTGTGCCATCTCCATTCCATCTTTAACTCTTTTTTCAAATTGAGATACATAATCTTTGTTGACTTGACCAAACTTGGAATCCAAAGTTTTTCTTTTGCTTTCAACTGCTTTTGCATAATCTAAAGCGGCCTTCTCTCTCCGCTCTGCCTCACGCATTTTACGAGTTAGTTTAGCAATTCTTGCTTGAACTCCTTTACTATAGTCCTCTAATTCGTCGTCCTTTTTTTCTGGTTTTGATCCTTCACTTAGTTCTTCTTTAGGCTCTTCTTTTACTTCTTCTTGTTTCGTTTCTACTTCTTCTTTTTTCGGCGCTTCGGTATCAACTACCGACTCGTCTTTTTTCTCTTCTAGATTAATCTCAGCGCCTTCGCCGGATGTATCTAGATCAACCATTTTTTCTTCAGTTGGCATAGTTTCCTCCTATGGTATTAATATTCATGCAAGATATCCTCTGGATTCTTGACGGTTGCTAAAACTTCGTCATCGTTTAGCAGACGTATTTCCCCACCTTCTATTTTTATTCTTGATCCAGCATATCGGGCAAACATTACCCAATCCCCTTCTTTGCACCAAGGACCATCAGGATATCTATCCTTGTCCCTGTAACAATCCGGACCCATTCTTAAAACTAAACCAGTCTGTGACGCAACTTGTTGTCTCTCTAAGGTTGTTTCAGCCATATACAGGCCTCCTTTTGTTTTGCCTTTCATCTTAAAAGGTAAAACTAACAACCTCCAACCAGTTGGCTGTGGTAGTTTATTTGAATCTTGTTTTGAAAAATCTTTTTCTTTTTTGACTCCTACCAATTTTTTATTCGGTAGTTGTATCTTTGATGTTGATGACTGTTCCATTTTGCTCCTTATGTTCTAGCAGGTTAGAGAGTTCCTGTTTAGTTGCCTCTAGGGCTGTTATCTGTCCTACTATATAGTTATATTTTTCCATATTGTCAATGCCGCCGGACGTTAAAGCTGCTGACAATTCTTCGTTTCGTCTATTTAAATACTTAAGTAGACGATTTATGACTGTTTCTAATTGCATCTTTACCTTTCTTAAATATAGCAGCGACTTTTGATTTACCCATCACTTTGGCGCGCTGTTCACCTACCGTGAGAATCTGAATTTTCCTCGCAAACGTCTTATTAACCTTTTTAACCTTCGCGACCGTCCTGCGAGCATCACTCGGAGTTGCAAACTTAATTCCGACAGTATCTTTTGGATTTTCATCTGTGTATAATCTCCTTCCAGATCCTTTAGGTTTTTTACCAGTTCCTACCTTAGGATCTCTTTTTTTTCGCACCGATAACTCCCTTCAAAGCTTTCGCTTGACCAGCATGTAATTTAGAGGCTTTATTTAAACCTTTAATTACTTTTTTAATTGTCTTTTTCTTTTTTAACATTTCCATCTCCTTCTTGCCTGACGGATACGTGAGTTAGGGTCGTTCCTTGTTTTTGCTGAAGCTCTTTTGAGCTGACCTAATGATCTTGCGCAGTATGATTTTCTACGTTTAGCAGCTTTTGACCCTTTCTTCACTTTACCGGTCACGGCTGTTTTTAGTTTAGAGCCGGGATTTAATCTTCTATAAGCTTTGACCCCGGCTTGAGTCATGCCTGCTCCAGACTTTGTAGGTCTGAAATTCTTTTTGTTTCTTGGAGGCATAGTGCCTTTTGCAAAATCTCTTCTCATTAAATTATCCCCATTCTCTCTCTTTTTGCCATAAAACCACCGCCCATAGCTTTTGTTCTTTTTGCAAATGTTTTAACGTTAGTTGGTTTTCCACCAGGATTACCTGCTGCTCTTTTCCTTGCAACGGCACTCCTCTTCTGAGAGTCTGTCATTCTTGCTGCTTTGGCAGCAGGGACGCACTTTGGATACTTTCGTTTTGAACCACTTGCAGATTTTCTTCCACATGGTTTATGGCCTCCACCTTTTTTCTTGGAACCAATGTCTACCCATTTTTGTTTGAACCATGTCTTTAAACCAGCCATTGTATTACGAATTTCTTCCGATGGCTTCTCTGTTCATTCCTTTTTTACAAAGACCACCGCCTCTTAGACCTTGTCTTTTTAGTCTTTCAGTAGCTTCTGTTAGACCACCACCTTTATACGTTTGTTTTGGCATTACAGAACCACCCATAGCTTTGCTAGGTTTAGGTCCTCTGAAGTCTTTTCTTTTTACTCCAGATGGATCTTTTATTTTACCTGCACATATTTTAGATGCGTAGGCATTAGCATAGGCGCTAGGGTATACCTTGAATTTTCTTTTTGCTGCGGCTTTACCTCTAGGACATAATTTAGTCATTAAGACCTCGCTGTTTGTTTTGCTCTTTTGAAGTCAGACGCTTTTGGTGCACCCTTTGCACCTTTCTTTCGCATCTTGCCCCCACGTTTTCTTTTGGCATGAATGTTTGCGTATAAACCTTTACCAGCCATTACATTACCTTTTTGTTTTTATTTTTTTTCATAGGCTTTTTCTTTTTCTTACCGATAACACCTCTACCCATAAGAATATCTGCTTTAGTGACTTTGCCATCTTTGTTTAAATCAGGAAACTTACTTCCTTTTTTAAGCATGGTTCTTTTCATCATGCCACCGCCCATTTTCTCTACACGTCCACCTTTCATGTATCCTTTAGGTGTAACTTGTTTGTTGTATCTATTGTTTGCCATTATTTTTTTCCTCCGTTTCTAAATACTTGTGTACCCTTTATACCAAAAATACTAGCAACTACAAGTATCCATAGGTTTGTAAACCAAGATGGTAGAGATTGAAAGTATTCAAAGAATAATTTAACCTTTTCCATAGCTGCTGGATCGTCTGACATCACTGCCCACATTAACACAATGATCGGGGCCGAAATAATTACGAGAACAAATTCGTCCTTATAGTCGTTTTGCCTAGCTTCAAGAAGTTTACCCTGGTAAGCCTCCTCACCCCGAGCCATTTTCTCGGCATGCATGAGTTGGGCGTCTGACATAGCCATTTTTGTCTTTTGACGATTGGCATATATCTTACTTCCAGCTTGCAAAGCTATTTTTGCTAAACTGAACCAAGCCATTAGTACGCCTTTGAGTTTCTTTTCTTTTCAGCAAGCATTCTATTTTGTCCTCTTACTGGCATTTCAGGTTTTCCTGTGCCAATTAAGTTGAAAGCGCCATCAGCAGTAGTTTTAGATCTAGGATCTACTTCTGTTTGCTGGTCTTGCACTTGAACCTGCTTAATTTTATCTAGTTTTTGCATTTTTACTCCTTGTTTTTTTCTTCTCTACACCTTTTATCGTGCCTTTGTTCTTAGACGCGTAAAAAACTGTCTCTCCCCTCTTTTTTCCATACTGTTTTCGCATGGACTTCATAATTTTTTTGCCTTTTTCGTTCAATGGCATTATTCTTCTACCTTAATTGCAGTTATACCTTGATTTCCACTCTTTGCAAGACTTACTCCAGCTCTTAATTTAGCTAATTTTTCGTTTTGGTCCATTTTATCTTCAGTTAACTGTCTTGCCTGTAGTAATTTTGCTCTATCTAGGTCAAATTTCTTCTCTCCCTCGTCTTTTTTACGTTCATTTTCCATTGCTCTTAGGTCAACCTCTCTAGATTTTAGTTTTAGAAGTGGGTCACCATCAAATTGTGACGTAATTTTCTTCTCTTCTTCCATAAAATCACCCATCATTTCAGAAATTAACACAGCTTTTCTTGCTTCCATGTCCATAGATATCTTTTGTAGCTGTCCTTGTATCTGTGGGTTTTGTTGTGCCATCTGTTGCATCTGTGGAAGTTGTTGAATTGTGTCTGCAAACTCTAATTCTATCTGTTCTTGTGCCATCAGACTAATATGTTCTAAACAATTTTTCTCAATCGCAGCCATAATAGGTGGATTGTTTCTAACCATGTTAGTTGCCATAAAATTTAAGTGAGCTGTAATGTGTGCTCTGTGATCTTGACCTCTAAAAGCTTGAAAAGGTTTCATAGCTAGTGCATCGATGTGTTCCAACGCTGGATCTTTTGGTGCAACTGGAGCAGGTGGTGGTAAAATTTTATCAATATCTTTTATACCAAGTGCTTCGTACATTTTTCTGTATGCAGCGTATAAATTATGTATTTTAGGATTAGATGTTGCAAGTTGTAATTCTGTTTGTGCAATCGTAATTCTTTGTGACATAGAAAATATGTTTGGATCTGCAACAGGTAAGATATCTACTCTGTCATCAAAATCCATTTGCTTAACTTCTCTTCTACCACCTACAACATCGTAAGGATAACTTGGCGGTAGATATGTTTTAAATAATGTTGCGAGCATTCTAAACTCTGATCTCATAGATGTATAAAGTCTTTTGTGTATTGCAGACATGACACGCGATCCTCTCTCAAGAAGTGCAACTGTCGTTCCAACTGCAGCAGCTTGATTACCGTCGCCAACTTGCATATCAGCTATTGCTGCAAATCTTTGTCCTGCTTGAACTACAATACCCATCAACTGTAATAATGTTGGTGATGGTTCTTTGTAAGGTAGCATCATAAATGAATCTCTAATATTACCACCGGGTGCATCTACATCTTTAAACTCACCTGGTTGTATTGGTGATGCTTCGTCTCTAACTCTTACACCTCTTTGTTTAAATCCTGCTGGCAAGTTTGAAAGTGTACCTGCGTCCAACAATTGACGGAGAGCGACCGTTGCCGTTCGACTCAATCCGCCAATCATATGGATCAATCCAAATCCGTAGAATCCTAGTCCTGGCAGAAATTTAAAGTGGACGAAATAAGGTATTCTAGCTTTTCTTGGATCGTCAGGATTAAAGTTCCTTCTAATAGAAAGAACTTTTCGCGAACCTTCTTCTACAGTTACAATGTATGGGAGCTTGATCCCTGTAAGGTCTCCGTTCGCGTCCTTATCTTCGAAACCTTCTAAATCTAAATTAACATGACACTCTAACAAAGTATAAACTGATTCTTGTCTACCTGTTTTTTTTGTGCCTTCTAATTCTCTTTCTTTTGACTCAACTTCGTTTTTCATAATAGCTGGTGAGCCTAATTCTATGTCAGCATAAAAACCACCAACTTGTTGTTTTCTTAAATCGTTTTCAGACATTTTAATAACATGCATAATCGCTTCTGCATCATCAAGAGATGTTGCAGAATACGGCACAACTAAATCATCAGCAGGAACAAATTTAGAAACTGCTCTACCTAATAAATCATCGTAATAAACTTTTTTAAATGTAGATCCTGCTAGAGGTAAGTGAAATAACATTTGATCAAACTCTGGCTCGTACTCAGACATTTTTTCCATGAGTTCATAGTTCATGTATTCTTTTACTCTTTGTGCTTGTGCCTCTTTTTGTGGATCACTGTTACCAACAATCTGTGTTCTAATTGGTCCTTCAGCTGGTAATAATTCTTTGTAAGCTCCTGCTTGAAACTGTGTTACAGCTTCTGCAAGAACAGGGTGCGTGGCTCCTGAAGCACCTTGAAAAGGTTCTGTTCTGTTTTCGTATTTGAATCCTAATAAGTCAAGTCCATCTGTGTAAGATTTTTCCCAATCTTTTCTTGATGCTTTATAGTCTGTATAATTTTGAAATAATTCTAATCCAATAGGATCTAAAATATCATCTGGTAATAATTCTGCTAGATTATCAAAATGATTTGGTTGTCCTTCGATATTTACTTTACTAGGATCAAAATTTAATTCTACACCACCATCTTCAGTTGGATTAATCTCCACAGGTGGTTGTGTTGCTTCTTCTTGTTTTTGTAATTCTACTTCTTGATCAGGCCCTTCTATTTTTACAGAGGTTCCTAACTCCGAAAGAGTCTTGTCAATATCTGCCATTATTTACGCTCCTTGATTGGTCTAACATTTTTTGCAACATAAGGCAACCCGTGTGATGTAGGCCCTGATTTTGGCGGGGGTCCAGAATCAACCCCAGCTAGTTTAACAATACCACCACCTGCTTTTTCTATTGTTTCTTTTACTCCTTCTTTTGCCTTAATTACATCAAGCTCTGCTGGATCTTTTAAAATTTTTTTTAAATCTTCAGGTCTAAATCTTCTATAATCAAACCCCATTCTGGCAAGTTCATCTATAGAATATTTATAGCCATTTTCAGCTAATGACTCTAATATATCATCAATAGAATCTAAACCAAATTCAGGGTCTTCTGATCTACCTGCTGTCATTTCTTCATATTCATCTATGGTTCTCACAGGTTTTCCATCTTTACCCACCACTATTTCCGGTGGTTTATATTGTATTAGTTCCTCTATTAAAGTTTCATAAGTATCTGTCTCGCCATCAGGTGTAGTAAATTGTGCACCACCTTCAGTGTTTTTTCTAATTTCTATTTTACCAGTATCCATATTTTCAGACAAAGTATATCCTTTGTAATCAAAAACTTTTTCTCTCTCGATAGTTGAAGCTTTATCTGTAACATTTTTACCTTTAGATTTAATTAAACTTACAAAGTCAAAAAAGTATTTTGGTGTGCCACCTTTTGTTACAATCTCTGGTGCAGCTTTTGCAACTTTAGTTGTTTTAATTAACTTATCTAATCCTAAAAATTTAAGAAGAGCCACTGCCCCTCCTGCTCCTGTGGCTAAAAGTATGTCTCTTCGCACCTGATCCACACCTTCTTGAGAAGCTTTTCTTTCTATCTCTTTGTTAACTTTATCAAGAGCAACAGCACTCCCTGTTAAATCTTTAATTTCTTTTACAATTTTAGGAAATGTTTTTATTAAAAAATAAGGTGTTGCTGGTCCAGGAATCTCTGCGCCTAATTCTAATATACTTCCTAGCGTTTGTTGTGGGCTTGTTCTTTTTGCTCTTGATTTCTCTAACATATCTGTAAAACCAATTTTTTCCTTTATAAATTTTGTAAGCTTTGGATCAAGAGTTTCCCCAAATCTTTTTAATTTATCGCCTCTGCCTGTAGCAAGATCACTAACTAATCCTAGTACTGCAAACGGAAATCTACCTGCAAGTTCTAGTATGTTAGCTCCTCCTGATGCAAGCTCTTGTGCATAATAAGGATATGCTTTTGGATCTGCAAACATTGTATTAAATGTCTGTATTAAGTTTCTTTCACCATCCTCACCGTAAACCTCATCTTTAAGACTTGGTGTATTGTCTTTGATAAATTGTTCAGCAACATTAGAACTTTCTAAAGCGGCTAACGATTGATTAATAAACGAGTTATCAACTGTGCCATCTGCAAAACCAACACGGCCACCCATAGCTGCCATAAATTGATCATCTACATCAGATATTTCTAATTCATTTGTGTCACCAAATCTTTCGTTAAAATCTTCAAACATTTTTCTTCTTTCTGCTGATTCTGGTTGTGGAACTTCATCTGCTATTTTAATTGTACCTGGACCCATCTTCTCGTTTATCTCTTCTGCAACAGGTGGTAATTTACTTTCAGGTAATTGTTCTTTTGCAATCTCTTTTAAAATAGGTAAAGATTTTTCTCTAAGTTCTGCAAAAGTTATTTTACCTTCGGAGTATTGTGTAGCAATAGTCCCTAATGCTTTTCCTAACTCTGGTTTTTTTGTTAACCAACCCGATGCTCCGATAATGGCTTCGTCAACTGGTGTGCCTAACAAACCAGCAAACACTCCATAGTCTATGGCTGCTGCAGCTGCTCCTGGAACCATCCTTAATGTTTTTCCAGGAAGTTTACTATAAAATTTTTGAATGGTGTTTCTTCCTTGCGCAGCATATTGTTTAATTTTTGCTTTCACGTTAGATTTAGTTGGGTTTTTTTTCATCTCTGCTGCAGCTTTTTCTAAAGTCGTCGTTGATCCTACATCTAAACTTAAACCTGTTTTTTGATAAAACTTATCTATGTCTTTTTGAATTTTAGATGGAAGAACATCTTTTCCATAGATCTCAGTTGGAGATGCAAATTTCCTTGTTTTAGGATTATAGTTTAATTGGGTTAATTTAACTTTGCCTTTGGCTTCAGGGTTTTTCTTATAAAAGTTATTTATGTCTGCTTGATGACTATCAACCAACTGTTTAACTTTATCAAAATTTTTATTCTTGTAAGCATCAATAATTAATTGATATCTTTTAGAAGCTCGCCCATCAAAAGCTCTCTTAGCATTTCTATTAATATCCGCATCAATAAACTGAACTATTTGATTGTAAGCTCCCGATCCTTTTCCAATAGTTATTTGACCTGTTCGAGCTGGAAAGATTTCATCAATATCTATATTTTTTACTCCAGCGTTTTCAAAAGCATTTTTAATAGTTTGAGTTATAGTATAATAGCTGGCTTTGGGGTCATTAAAATGTTTAGCCATTTGAAATTTAGCCCATCTTTTAGCAGCTGTTCCCATAGGGCCTTCAAAATCTCCTGAAATTGATTTAATAATTTTATCTCCTAAAACTTTGTTTTTTTTAATCCCTTCCATTACTATTTCACCTCTCAACACTCTTCCAAGAGTCATATAGGCATAAGGCATGTCTCCTGATCCTGCTTTAAACAATTTTTTAAACAAAGGAGATTTTTCATCTATTTTTCCTCCTTTATATGCTTTTAAAGATTTCATAAAATCTTTATCGTTAATTAATTTAAAAACGTTATCGATAGTATTTTCTCTAAAGCCCATGACATTGTAATTTTTGTTTAAGGCGTTATTAAGACTTTTAATTTTATTTTTATTAAGAGTAAAAACTTTGTCAGTAGATGTCCCCGTTGTTCTTATATTTTTATATTTTTTTTGTATATCTCCTAATAATTCAGGTTCACCAATATTATCAATAATAATCTTTTTTAATCTTTGTCCTGCTTTAATATAGTTCTTTTCTACATTAGACATGTTTTTAGTAATCTTTTTATCTGCTCTTGAAAAAATATTGTTAAAGGTTTCAAAGGTATAAGGATTATTAGGACCTAATGCTTCGTGTAATTTTTTTATCCCAACAACTTTTCCCTCTGTAGAAAGCATTCTTTCATAAGCTCTGACCACATCTGCAATTCTATTGTAATTACCATACTCCTTAAGAAATTTTTTAAATTTTGGACTATTAGCATATGGGTTTCCAGAATAGCTCCCTGGTCCATCAACCAAGCCACGCTTTGGTGTTTCTATAGAGCCACCTAACGCAAACCTTTCTCTCATGTTAGGCTCCATAGGTTCAAAACTATTTGTTGCTGGATTATATAAGTACTTCAACAATGCCTCCTTTTGCAAAATCAGTTGTATCATCTATTTTAGGAAACTCTATAACCTCTGACGACTCTAACAACTCATCGCCTGGCAGCACCTTAGTATCTTCTGGTGCAATCTCATTTCTAATTTTTACATACTTTGCTCTCGTTTCGTTTTGTGTTCTGATTGCTTCTAACAATTCTTCTTTACTTCTAATGAACGGAGACTTGCCTTGTTGATAATCTAATATTAAATTATCTATCAACTCTATCTCTGCATCAATCTCATCTGGCAAATTATAGTGTGCATATGTTTTACCCGGTGCTTTTTTATTTAAAGGTACAAGTCCTAATTTTCTAAATTCAAATCTACCTGGGTATCTAGAGCCACTCATAAAATCAGATGTAGAGTCAATATAGTTTTCTAACACGTCAAACTTATTATCTCCATAGTGGTACCTAAACACTTTGATAGGATCTATAAAAGGATGATTGCCTTCTTTCATAGCGTTATAGATAGAAGGTGTTGTTTCTATACGACCTGCTTCTATCTCATCTCTTAAAAATTGTCTTGTTAAAGTTCTATAAATACCTTCGCTAGGGCCATAACCTTTACCTTGATACTTTCGTTTAACGATAGACATTCTATCTTTTTCTTTTTTGCCTGATCTAATATCCTCTATATCTTTAAGAGCTTTTTCCATTTTTTCTAATGATTTGTCCATAGATGCAAAAATGCCTTGATTTTCTTCTATATCTTTTTCAGTTAGATTAAATCTTTTTTCTAGTTGAACTTTTCTAAAATCTTTATAAATCTTTTCTGGTTCTTTACCGTCGTTAACTAAATCATCTGCTAATTGATTTACTTTTTTTTCAAGATCGTTAACCATTTTTATATTATATAATATATTATCTTTGTCTTTTTTCCCAACAGCAATATTATTTTCTTTCATATAATTTAAATTATTTTTTAATCCATTTTTGTAAGCTTCTAATTCCACTCTAAATTGAGAATACAAACTTTCTGTTGTGCCATCTAATCCTTCCAACACCATTTTGTTTTTTTGTGGATTAGATAGTTTTGTACTAATAAAAGTTAAATCGCCTCTTTGTTTTCTTGTAGCTAATGTTTTAACGTTAGGTGTCCTCTTTACAGGTTTGTTTAATCTATTTAAATTACTTAAGAACTCGTAGGATTCGCTATATAGTTTAGAATACTCTGTCTGATTCATGTCCGAAGCATCTTGAATACCATCGTCTTTTATAAAACCTCTTTTTCTTGCAAGCTCTTCAGCTAAGATATCAGCGTTGTATTTAGTATCACCTGCTGCATAGTTACCTGAAACATTTTCATTTGCATCAAAAACATCTTGTTTCGCTCTTGGTAATTTAACTTCTTTGACTGTAGTATCAGGTATATCAATTTTATCTTTGGGTGCTTTGATACCTGTAAGTTTTTCAGCTAATTCTTTTGCTAATTTTTCACCTAGACCATTCTCCATGAAGTAGACATAGGCTTCAAAAAATTTTCTCATTAATAGTACGTCCTCTTACGCTTGGGTTTATTTTCATCAATGTAGTCTTCAGGGTGTCCGATTAGTCCACCTTGTCTGAATCGCATGATGGCTTGAGTTGTTGAGTCTACCAAGTCGTCATGGTCTCCATTAGGAAACGCTGCGCACTCTTCGATAACTTCGTCCGCAAATTTCTGCTCTGGTGCCCATATCATACCAGATTCAAACAAAGGTGCAACCGCATTTACCCTTGCATGCTTGTCATTTCCCTTTGACGGCGTAAAATTTATTACGGGTATATCCATCTGTCTAAGCTCGTAAGTTAGTGGTAATCCTGATGCTTTAGCTTCTATAATTACTGATTCGGGCTGCCAGTATTTATATTGCTGTAAAGCTAAACGTCTTAACTCTGGAAACTCGTATCTGCCTTTGATAGCGTCTAATAGTAATAAATTAGCTGGACTATCTTCTGTAGGAAAAAATACGCCCCACGTTGTGATAGCTGAATAGTCCGCTGTTTGTTTTTTAAGAAATGCAGTATCGTAAGATTGTATGACGTGATGTAGAGGTGGTATAGTTTCTTTGTTATAAACCTGCCACCATTCTCGTTTAATGATTGCTCCTTCTTCTGCTGTTGGAT